TAAAACCATGGCATTTTTAGTTTCCCCAGGAGTGAATACTTCTGAAATTGATCAAACAACAGCTGTTCCATCAGTTGGAACATCAACTGGCGCAACGGTTGGAGTTTTTCGTTGGGGTCCAGCAAACACCATAATTCAAGTTTCTAGCGAATCAGATTTGGTTCAACAGTTTTTTGAGCCAGATCTAAACACAGCAACCACATTTATTTCCGCAGCAAATTTCTTAGCATACGGAAATGATCTTCGTGTGGTGCGCGTAATTAATTCAACAGCTGGCGCTAACTGCTCAAATAATGCTGTTTCCAACACAAACCACTTCGTTACGATTGCTAACGACGAAGATTACTTTAATAACCAATATACTGGCGCGAACACGTTAGTCCAATTTAGCGCACGTTTCCCAGGATCTATTGGTAATTCTCTTAAAGTTTCTGTGTGTGCTAATGGATCGTCATTCTCAAGCTGGGCGTATGCCTCATACTTTGATAGCGCTCCAAACACATCTAACTATGCCGCATCAACAACTGGAAATGCAAACCTTAAAGATGAATTGCACCTTGTAGTTGTTGATGAGGATGGTTTAATCAGCGGAACTGCTAATACGATCCTAGAGCGTTGGGGTAATTTATCTAAAGCCAGTGATGCTCGTGGTGATGATGGTTCTTCTATCTACTATAAAGAAGTTCTATACAGAAATTCACAATGGGTTCATTGGCTAGGTCATGGCGTTGGCTCAAATACAACAAACGCATGGGGTCAAACAGTTGCAACTGTTAATGCCTCTGGCGATAAGTTTCACCAACCACCAGTTGCAAACTATTCACTCACTAATGGAGCAGATGGTTCTGTAACTCAAGCAAATATTGTTAATGCTATCGATCTACTCAATGATAAAGAAAAGGTAGATATATCATTGTTGTTTGCTGGAGATTGTGGAGTATCTTCAAACTCTGCCATAAGTGCTGACACTGTTGCTAACAAATATCTCGCAGTTGCTGCAGATCGCAAAGACTGTGTGGCGTTCGTGTCACCAGCCCAAGCCAACGTAGTAGGCGCACAAGCCTCTGCAACAGCTGTGGTAAATTATCGCAATGCTCTAACATCAACTTCTTATGGTGTAATGGACTCTGGTTGGAAGTATCAGTATGACAAATACAACGACATATATCGTTGGATTCCAATTAATGCTGATATTGCTGGTCTTTGTGTTCGTACAGATCTACAACGCGACCCATGGTTCTCGCCAGCTGGTCTAAATCGTGGTCAAATTCGTAACCTTGTCAAGTTGGCTCTAAACCCAACCCAAGCAGAACGCGATACGCTATACAAGGCTGGTGTAAACCCAGTTGTATCTTTCCCTGGAGAGGGCACAGTTCTCTTCGGAGATAAGACACTACAAGGTCGCCCAAGCGCATTTGATCGTATCAACGTTCGTCGCCTCTTTATTACTCTCGAAAAAGCAATCTCTGCAGCCGCAAGATCAAGCCTATTTGAGTTTAATGATGAGTTTACAAGAGCACAATTCGTTGCACTAGTTGAACCATTCTTGAGAGAAGTTCAAGGTCGTCGTGGCATTTATGACTATCGCGTTGTTTGTGACGAAACAAACAATACGGCAACAGTAATTGATCGCAACGAATTTATAGGCGATATTTACATCAAACCAGCAAGAAGCGTAAACTTCATCCAGTTGAACTTTGTCGCTGTTCGCAGTGGCGTAGCATTCGACGAGATCGTTGGACGCTTCTAATAAATAGAATAGGATAAAGTCAGGAGAATACAATGGCTTTTAATGTATCTGAATTTCGTTCTCAAATGCAGTTTGATGGTGCTCGCGCCAATCTTTTTGAAGTCGAAATGAACTTTCCGTTTTTTGCTCTACCAGGAAACGCAGCAAGAAAGTTACGTTTCGTTTGTAAAACTGCGCAGATCCCAGGGTCTACAGTAGGTGTGGTTCCAGTACAATACTTCGGTCGCGAAGTAAAATTTGCTGGTAATCGTACATTTACGGATTGGACAGTAACGATCCTAAATGATGAAGATTTTATTGTTCGTAATGCCTTCGAGCGTTGGATGAATGGTATTAATTCTCACAGATTTAATACAAGATCAGCTGCTGCTGCAACTCCAGTTTCTTATGGAACTGATGCTTACGTCAAACACTACGGCAAAACAGGTAAGGTTATTAAATCTTACAAATTTGTTGGTTTATTCCCAAATGATCTCGCACCAATCGACTTAGATTGGGGCAATAATGACGCTATCGAAGAATACTCAGTGACTTTTGCATATCAATGGTGGGAAGCAGCTGCCGAAAGTGTTATTTAATCGCCTCGGTCGATATTTTATCATGGAGTTAACTTATGGCAGGGATTAACCTATTCGGGTTTCAAATTGTTCGTGAAAAACCCACAGAACAATTACAACCAGCTGTAACTGCACCAACTACTGATGATGGTGCAGTTACAGTCACATCTGGTGGTTATTTTGGAACTTATCTAGATCTTGAGTCTAGTTTTAAAACCGAAAACGATCTTATTACAAGATATCGAGAAATGTCAATGCAGCCAGAACTCGAGTCTGCTATTGACGATATCGTAAATGAGTCAGTAATTCATGACGAGAAGGGTAAGTCTGTTACAATTATCCTAGACGATCTAGATCAACCTGATAACATTAAAGATATGATTCGCGCAGAATTTGATGAAGTTTTGCGCTTACTAGATTTTTCTAACAGCGGCAGTGATTTATTTCGTCAATGGTATATTGATGGTAGATTATATTACCAGGTTCTAATTGACGAAAAGCAACCTAAACTTGGAATAAGAGATTTAGTTTATCTAGATCCTAGAAAAGTAAAAAAAATTCGAGTCTTAGACAAAAAGAAAGATCCAAGAACAGGCATTGAAGTTGTTACAGGCGCCAGAGAATTTTATGTTTATAATGATAAAGCCTCTAACATAGGTCAAACATTTATCTCTTCTCCAACTGACGCAGGAGTAAAAATTGCTGCCGATGCAGTTGTAAATGTAAACTCAGGCTTGATGGACCCAAAACGTCAGATGGTATTGGGCTATCTACACAAAGCAATTAAACCACTAAATCAATTGCGTATGGTTGAAGACGCGATTGTAATTTACCGTATTTCTCGTGCGCCAGAACGTCGTGTGTTCTACATCGATGTCGGTAATATGCCGAAGATTAAATCAGAACAATATCTTCGCGATATTATGACAAAATTTAGAAATAAAGTTGTCTACGATTCATCTACTGGTGAGATCAAAGACGATCGTAAATTTATGTCAATGATGGAAGACTTTTGGATTCCACGTCGCGGTGAAGGTAAGTCAACAGAAATTACAACGCTTCCAGCTGGCGAAAATCTTGGTGAACTTGCTGACGTAAAATACTTTGAGCAAAAACTATACAAATCATTAAACGTTCCTATTTCTCGTTTAGAATCTCAAACTGGATTTACTCTAGGCAGATCAACAGAAATTACACGCGATGAATTAAAGTTTATGAAATTTATTGAACGTCTACGTTCTAAGTTTACATTAATATTTGATGAATTGATGGAGCGTCAATTAGCACTTAAAGGCATATGTTCTGTTGATGAGTGGAATGAACTCAAACAAAAAATTCACTACGACTTCCTTAAAGATAATAATTTTGCTGAGTTAAAAGATACAGAACTATTAACAGCAAGATTGCAACTTATGCAATTAATTGATCCTTATGTCGGCACATACTTCTCTAAGGCATGGATAAAGAAAAAAGTTTTAAACATGAACGAAGAAGAAGTTGAGATGATTGAAACTGAATTGGCTGCAGAATTAGAATCAGAGCCAACTCAAAGCGTTGATGTTAGTTCTAATACAAACGTAGGAACGACACCTGCTCCCAATGACATCAATCAACAATTTGCTATGAGTATTACTAAATAATTGGAGATAATATGAGTACGTTAGAATTAATTGATTTAGCAATTGCTGGAGATAAAGAAGCACTATCAACAGCATTTAATAATGCTATGGCTGCTAAAGTCACTGATGCATTAGAAATTAAAAAAGTAGAGATTGCATCTAACCTATTAGGTACAGAAAACTCAAATGAAATTACAGACACTACGAGCGAAGTTGATGGAACAGATGGAAACGCAGAGTTCCAGTCTGAGCCAACAGCAGCAGAATCTACAGAAACAGAATAGAACCAATACACAACGTATTGCTCAATTAATTAGAGCTGGTTTAATGAAGACCAGTGAACTTCCTGCGCTTAAAATTGCAATGGCTAGACACGCAAAAGTTGGTGATGTTGCTAAATTACCTAAAAATCAGCGCGATGTACTAGATCGATACTATAAATCTACATCTACCGCAGCTCTTGGTTCTCAGCAATCTGTAGCAGCAGTTCGTAGAAACATAATGAGTGGTTATGAAATTTCTCGCGACGACTACATTACAGAAGCGACATTTCAAGACCCTCCTATGGTTTTAGTGTTAAAACGTAAGGGTGTTCGTATATTTCCAGATGGAAAAAGAGTTGCGCTATACGTCAACGAAAAATTAAACTTATCTGTTTCTATGCCATATTCTTCAACTGGTCCAGAACAAAATTTGGTTGGAGTTTCTGAAGAAACTGTAATGGAAAATATTGATCAAGTTGCTGCGTTTGCGCAACAAGACAATGTAACATCAAACGCAAAACACTTTAAATTTGCTGATGGTTCAAAACTTAAAGTTAGTCATGGTGCAGCAAAAGCCATTCATATGGTTCATGGCGCGTTAAATGATGAAAATAAAAAGAAGTTTGCCGATATGCTCACAACTCCAAAGGGGTTTGAGAAAGCAGCACATTTTGCATTAAGTAAAGTTAATTTTACGATAAACAAATGAGTACAGTATTAGAAGTTGTAAAGCAAATTATTGCTGAAGCAAATGTCCAAAAAATGGGACGTAAAAAACTTGTTCGCGCACGTGTTCGTGGTGGAAAAGTACAACGTCGTAAAGTTGTTTCAGCAGTAAAAGGTTATACAGTTCGCGGTGGAAAATTGACGAGGATGTCTTCTTCAGAAAGATTAAAAAGAAAAATTTCTCAACGTAAGGCAAAAATTAAACGTAAGGCTAAAGCAGCGCGTGCTCTTATAAAGAGAAAACGTTCACTTAGAAAACGCAAATCATTGGGGTTAAAATAAATGAAACTCATTACAGAAACAATTGAAGAAGTAAAGTTAGTCACCGAAGAAAAGAACGGCGTAAAAACACTCTTCATTCAAGGACCTTTTTTAGTTGCTGAAACTAAAAACCGCAATGGTCGTATGTATAAAACCGATACTCTTTCAAAAGAAGTAGATCGTTACAACGAAGAATACGTTTCTAAGAATCGCGCATTCGGTGAGTTGGGTCATCCAGACTCACCATCAATCAATCTAGATCGCGTTTCACACCTCATCACTTCATTGAAGCAAGAAGGCAATCAATGGATTGGTAAGGCTAAAATTCTTGAAACACCAATGGGTAAAATTGCCAAATCCCTTATGGAAGGCGGCGCCACCCTCGGTGTATCATCACGTGGCATGGGTTCACTTAAAGAGGTGAATGGTGTCAATGTGGTACAAGACGATTATTATCTAGCCACAGCGGCAGATATCGTAGCGGATCCGTCCGCACCAGGCGCTTTTGTTCAAGGCATTATGGAAGGTAAAGAGTGGGTTTGGGATAATGGTAAGGTCAAAGAAATTGACATTAACCGTTATTATGAACAAATTAAAAATGCTAAACAAAAGCAATTAGATGAAGTTGCATTGAAGATATTCTCGAACTTCGTGTCAAAACTTTAAATTTTATAAATAATATTACTTCTTCAGGAGTTAAAACAAATGAGTAAGACATTATCAGAATCTGCTGCTGAAATCCTAAAAGCATCACTTGCATCCGCAGGTAAGGAACCAGTCGCAAAATTACCAGCCGAAGAGGAAGATCTCGGTGGCGCAACAGAAACAGATCCAGCTGGCGGCGACGTCGGCAAAAAAGCTGCAGCAGGCGTAACGCAAGCAGCAGTGCCAGCCGCAAAGGGCGACGCAAAATCTGCTAAAACACACGCTATGGAAGAAACAGAAGCTGATGAGTCAGCTGAAGTTGTAGCGGAAGATGTTGAAGAGATTTCTGAAGAAGATCTAGCAGAAGCCAAGAAGAAGATGAAGATGGACATGGTTGCCAAGCACAAAGGCTCAATGGCAGAAGATGTCGATGCTCTCTTCAATGGCGAATCACTATCAGAAGAATTCCGCACAAAAGCAACAACAATTTTCGAAGCAGCCGTTCAGTCTCGCGTAGAAAAGATTGTTGAAGATGTTATCAGCGAAAATGACGCTGTTCTAGCAGAAGCCGTTGAAGAAATCAAGGGCGAACTAGCTGCGCAAGTTGATGAGTATCTCAACTATGTTGTTGAGCAATGGATGGAAAATAACGCAGTAGCAATTGAATCAGGATTACGCTCAGAGTTAACTGAAGACTTTATCAATGGTCTTAAGAATCTCTTCGCAGAACACTACATTGATCTTCCAGAAGAGAAGCTCGAAGTTGCTGAATCACTTGCTGAAAAGGTTGTTGAGTTAGAAGAAGCAGCTGCTGCTCGCGAAGAGCAGATGGTTACTCTATCAAAGGAACTCAACGAAGCCAAGAAGAATGAGTCAATTCGCAAGATTTGTGAAGGTCTAACCGAAGTACAAGTCGGCAAAATGAAATCGCTCGCAGAGGGCGTGGAGTTCACCACAGAGGGTGAGTTTAATAATAAGCTCGCAGTAATTCGCGAGAACTACTTCCCAGCCACAAAAGTGAAAAGTGAGGTTACGGCTGTACAAGAAACGACGGTTTCTGAAGAAACACCAGAAGTAGAAGCAACTGGTATTATGTCACATTATGTTAAGGCAATTTCCAAAACACTACCAAAGTGATTTTTTAACTTAGAACGGAGAAATCTATCATGTATCTTAACGAAACACATGCAAAGAAGTGGGCTCCAGTTCTTGATCACCCAGAACTCCCAAAGATCAGCGACCCATACAAGCGCGCTGTTACTGCCCTAGTTCTCGAGAACCAAGAACGCGCCCTACAAGAAGAAGCTGCCAATTATGGTCGCTTGTTCGAAGCAACACCAGTAAACGTTGCTCCAACAGCACCAGGATCAGGCAATGTACAGGGCTTCGATCCAATCCTAATCGGATTGGTACGTCGTGCTCTTCCAAACCTAATGGCTTATGACGTTTGTGGCGTGCAGCCAATGACAGGTCCAACAGGACTTATCTTCGCAATGCGCTCACGTTATGCAGCACCAAATGGCGACGAAGCATTATTCAACGAAGCCAACACCGTGTTCGCAGGAACAAACGGAAACGGCACAGTTGCAAATGCAATCGTATCACTAAGCCAAAACGTTGCAGCAATGTCAATGGCAAACACTGGTACAGGTCTAACCACAGCAACTGCTGAAACACTTAACATGGCAAATATGGCGTTCTCAATCGAGCGCGTATCTGTCACTGC